CGGGCGAAGTGGACGAGCGGCCCATTCAGGAGGTGCAGCCCGATGATGTCCGATGCTTCAGACAAGTTCACTTCTTCGCCGGTATCGGCGGCTGGGCCTACGCCCTCCAACTCGCCGGCTGGGGCGACCGATCTGTTTGGACAGGCTCTTGTCCCTGCCAGCCATTCTCTGCTGCGGGGAAACGGGGGAGCCACGCCGACGAACGGCACCTCTGGCCGGAGTGGTTCTGTCTCATCCGCGAGTGCCGACCTCAGTGCGTCTTTGGCGAACAAGTTAGCGGCGCGGCTGGACTCGGCTGGCTCGACGCTGTGGCGCTCGATCTGGAGTCGGAAGGCTACGCCGTTGGGGCGTGCGTACTGGGCGCACACAGCGTCGGCGCACCGCACCTCCGGCAACGGCTGTGGTTCGTGGCCGATGCCACGCGGTATGCACGGCTGCGGGCCGAGCGACGGAGTGACGCGGGGGATAACCCCAGAAGGGGCCGCACAACTAGCGAGTTGGCCGATGCCGGACGGGGGAGCGTGCAACAGCGGGACGGATTCGACGTGGGAGCGGCGCCGAGCGGAGCTCAAGGAGAAGCACGACAACGGCAACGGATTCGGTCTGACGCTGGGGATGGCGAGTCAGTTGGCGGCGTGGCCGACCCCTTGCCAGCAGGACGGCCCGAAGGGCGGGCCGGGACAGGGGACGGATCGGTTGCCTGCGGCCTGGATGACACCGCAGGCGAGCGACGACCGCAACACGAGCGGCGGGCGAGGTCGGGAGAAGAATCCGACACTCCGAGTACAAGCGAGTTGGGTGACACCAGCGGGGCGAGACCACAAGGGCAACGGGAGCAGGCGGGAGCGGGCGAAGGGCACACCACTGGACGAACAAGCGACCCTGGCGAGTTGGGCCACGCCCCGAGCGAACGATGCGGAAAAGCGGGGGATACCATTAGACAACCCGCGCAACGGGCTGGTGACACAGGCGCAGCAAACTTCTGGTCTGACTGTCTCTGGCTCCCCTGCCGCGACGGAAAAGCCCGGCCAGTTGAATCCGGCACATTCCCGCTGGCTCATGGGGTTCCCGCCCGCGTGGGACGCCTGCGTGCCTACGGTAACGCGATCAACCCGTGGACCGCGGCGGCGTTTGTGAGCGCCTACATGGAGACCCCGTGATTCCCCGTCGCAAAGCCCTAGTGAAATCCCGGAAGCGGATCGCCCGCCGGACGCGGCCCCGGAGCAAGGGCGGCCGGCGGTTCACGCACGCGACGCGCGATCCGGAGAAACTGACCTGGGTGCGCAAGGGTTGGTGTGCCTTGGCCGATGGACGGTTCCTGACCAAGCACGGTTGCTGGATGAACGGCTCGAATCCAGAATCGCACCACGAACCGCCGCTGAGTCGTGGGGGGAGCGATGAGCGCATAGTGCCGCTCTGCTTTTGGCATCACGACGAGCGTCATCGTCTCGGGAAGCGGGACTTCGAACGGCTCTACCGAGTGGACCTCGAGGCGCTGGCGGTGGACACCGAGGCCCGGTGGCGGGCCGCCCAGGCGGGGGCTCGGTGACCCGGATGGTCTTGCCGGTGCCGCCGAGTGCGGGGCTCTACTGGCGGCTGGCCCGCGGGCGGATCGTGAAGACGGCCGCGGCGCGGGCCTATCAGCAGGGGGTGAAACTACGAGCCTTGGCCCAGGGCTGCCGCCCCATATCCGGGCCTGTGGTGGTGACGATCCAGTGGTTCCGGGCCGCCCGCCGCGGCGACCTAGACAATCATCTCAAAGTGGTGCTCGATGCCTTGCAGGGTGTGGCCTATCGGAACGACAACCAGATCGTGGAGCTGCACGCCTACCGGCTGGAGGATCACCAGAACCCGCGCTTGCAGATTGTGATTGAGGACGTGGCGCCATGAAGTACTGCGCGACCGAACGCGCCTGGGTGATGCGGCTGCTGGCGCGACTGACGCCGGCGCAGCGCGCCCGCTATGAAGTGGAGATGCGAAGCGCGCCCGCGCACCCCCACTCGGGGAAGAAGTACGATCGGCTCAAGGCCGAAGTCGCGGAGCGGATACTTCTAGAAGATTCACGGAAAGGGGCTACACGTGGGCAGCTTGAATCGTGAGCGACCCTTGGTACCTCAGTCCAGGCCTGACGCGGCATCGTCCCCGCCGGACCTCGTAGAGCGGCTCCGCGAGATTGCCGTTAATCCGAGGACGGCGAACCGCAGACTCGACTACTGGTTCTCCCCCGAGCAGGTCGCGGCGGGGCTGGAGGCGGCGATACAGGCAGCGATGTGGTGCGCTATCACACACGGACACGGGCCGGACCGGGAGCGTGCTATCACGGCCTTCCTGGCCGCAGCGGGGGCGAACCCGAAGGAGGGATGATGAGGCGGTTTTTTCGCTGGTGGTTCCGGGACGAGTTAGAAGACGAGTTTTACCGGGGCGTTCGAGATGGCGTGCAGAGCGTGATGGAGGCGTTGGAGAAGTGGGACACACAGGTCCAGCATCCCTGGCGGCTGAGCGATTGCCTGCGCCTCAAACTGAACCTCATCAACAAGCGACGGGTCCGGAAGAATCCGAGGCCCACCCCATGAGCGCCGCTGACCCCGTGGGGCACCACTACAGCAGCCCATCCGGCGCGCGGTCGCGTCTCGCTCACTACCTCGCCCACAGCATCATCAAAGGTGTCGAACCCCATGGAGACGGACGCCCTCAACGCTGGCAACTAGGGGCGCCCCCACCGGAGGGCCAAGGATGACCCAGGATGTGTACTGTCCCTACTGCAAGAAGCACTTGCCCGGCCTGGAGTTGGGCCCGCAGACTCATGTGGATCTGCGAGCCGAGACCGAGGGCCGCCCCATCGAAGCCGGTGAGCATCGGGTCAAGTGCCGACAGTGCGGTCAGCCATGGCTGGTGCGGGTGTTGGCTCTTGGTGCTGGTACTGTAGCTGTGGAAAGCAAGGGCCCTTGCTCAACGTCTAGCGAAACCGTAAGTTAGCCAACGAGTCAGCGCCCCATCGCGGGCCATCCCGTACCCTGAGCCCCGGCTTTTGCTGTGTCTCCACGTCCCCGACATTACGAACCGGCTACGAAGGCCGCCGTCATGGCGGCACTCCTCGCTGGTCAGGGGATTCAAGAAGTCGCCAAACAGTACAAAATCCCGGAAGGGACAATCAAAGCATGGCGGGCGCGCGCCAAGGATGCATCCCAAGTTGCGGCGGTTGCGGCGGGAAAAAAGGAAGAGATCGGCGAGCTGCTGTTAGAGTACCTCCGAACCAATCTCAGGACCCTGAAAGCGCAGACTATCGTGTTCTCCGATCCTCTCTGGTTGGCGAAGCAAGATGCCGGCGAGGTGGCGGTGCTCCATGGCGTCATGACCGACAAAGCCATCCGGCTACTTGAAGCACTGAGCCGTGCTGACGTCACGCAAGGCTAACGGTCTCCAGGCATGGACCGGGCCAGTGGATACCGGGCGCTTCCAGTTCGGTGCTGGACGACTCGCGGCGGTCCCTGCCGACTTCGGGGAGTGGCTGACCATTGCCCGCCCGGAGTTCCGCTGGGACGCCGACCACTTTGTGATGATGCAAAGTGCCTTGAATCGGGTCACAGCTGGGGTCATTAGTCGTGTCTTCTTTCAAGTAGCCATCCGTCATGGGAAGACGGAGCACAACACCATCAGCTATGGCACCTATCGGCTTGAGCGCGATCCCCGGTGCCGGATTCTCGCCTGCTCCTACAACCAGCAGCAGGCTGACCTCATCAGTCGCCGCATTCGCCGGCTCGCCCGTGAGCGTGGGGTGCTGATGAGCGGCGACCGGGACACCGCCAGGGAATGGGAAACAGCGGTCGGTGGTGGAGCGCGGGCGGTTGGTGCTGGGGCTGGCGTCGCGTCGGTCAATGCCGACCTCATCCTCATTGATGATCCGGTCGGGTCCCGGGAAGAGGCGGAAAGCCAAGCCCACCGCGATCGTGTCTGGGACTGGATCACGAACGACATTTTGGCTCGCTGTGAACCACAGACGGCGGTCCTCTTTACGATGTCGCGTTGGCATCAGGACGACCCCGCTGGCCGGCTATTAGATCGGCAGCGTGGACGGTGGCACGTGATTGATCTCCCGGGACGGGCCGAACCGAACGATCCGCTGAATCGTCCTGTCGGCGCGCCCCTCTGGCCGGAACGGCTCGGAGAAGATTGGCTCAACGAGAAACGTGAGGAGCTGGGGGAATACGGCTTCGCCTCGCTCGTCCAAGGTCGTCCACGACCGCGGGAAGGCGGCATGTTTAAGTGGGCTTGGTGGCAACTCCTCGACGCGGTTCCCCAAACGGGTCGGATGATCCGGTATTGGGACCTGGCCGGGACTGAGCCCAAGGGTCGAGGACATGATCCAGACTACACGGCGGGGGCGTTGCTGTGTCGCATGCCAGACCAACGGACGGCAGTGGTAGATGTGGCGCGGTTTCGGAAGTCGATTGCTGCTCGGGACACAGAACTTGAGCGGATCGCCCTGGCGGACCGGACTACGTATCCCGGGCGGGTGCGTTGGTGGATTGAGGCCGAGGCCGGCATCGCCGGGGAAGAACGGACGGTCGCACTCGTGCGGCGGCTGCAAGCCATCGGCATGGCGGTCCATACCGAACACGCGACGGGCAAGAAGACGATCCGCGCCGAGCCCTTAGCGTCCGCCGCGGAAGCGGGGAATGTATTGCTCTGTCCTGGTCCCTGGCGTGACGCCTTCCGCAGTGAGTTGGCCGACTTCCCGAATGGGCTGCACGACGACCAAACGGATGCTGCCAGTGGGGCCTTTACGAAAGTGTCCATTGCCACAGCCGTGCTGATCGGAGACTTCTCGATATGACCACATCTACGCAACCGATTCCCGAGAAGGACCGCCCGGACTACGAGAGCGCCGCAGTCAAGGCTATGCTGCCCGATCTGATGCTGGTGCGGGATGTGGCCGCCGGCCAGCGGCGGATCACTGGGCGCACGACGACCTATCTCCCCCAGCACCCGAAAGAGGAACCGGCCAATTACCGTATCCGCGTCGGGCGGCCGACCTTCTTCAACGCCTTTCTCCGAACGCTCGACGGGTTAGTCGGGATGGTGTTCCGGACGAGCCCCGAATTAGGGGAGGATGTGCCGAAGGTCATCGAGAACCATTGGGAGAATATCGACAAGGAAGGCAACCATGGAGAAGTCTTTCTCAAAACCGTCTTCGCAGACGCCCTGGAAGCTGGCCATAACGCGATCTTCGTGGACTACCCCGCGATTGCGAATCCTGATAGGGTGACGCGAGCGGAGGAGCGGGTGCGCGACCTCCGTCCGTACTGGGTCCATGTGCGCAAAGAGGACATCCTGAACTTCCGTACTTCCCGCGGGCCCGGCGGTGAACGCCGACTCGATCAGATCACCCTCCGCTTCCGGACCCATGAGCAGGATGGGACATTCGGAGATAAGCCCGTAGTTCGGTATCGGGTGTATCAGCGGATCGACGGAACGGTGCGGTGGGAAATTTGGCAAGAGGGCGAAGATAAGATGCCGCGTCCCACGGATGAGCGGGGCGTCATTCTCAAGCAGGACCGCATCCCCATCGTCTTCATCTATGGCCGGCAAACTGGCTTTGGGGAATCCACACCGCCACTTCTGGATCTGGCGAACTTGAACCTCCTGCACTATCAGACCAACGCCGATTACTTCCACGCGATGCACATTGCCTGTGTCCCAGTTCCCGTCGCGATCGGGATGCAAGAAGGCGCGCTCGTCGTGGGCCCCAACGCCTCGCTCTCCCTACCACCCGGCGGGGACTTCAAGTACGTCGAGACCTCGGGAGCGGCCCTCGCCGCGGCACGGACGGCCCTGGAAGACCTCGAAGGCCAGATGGCAGTGATGGGGCTCTCGCTCTTGCAGGGCGAGAAGCGGGCAGCGGAGACGGCAGAAGCCAAGCGGCTGGACAAGAGCGAGAAGGACAGCGCGCTCTCCACGGCGGCGCGAGCCCTGCAAGATGGGGTCGAACAGGCGCTCCTGTTCCACGCCGGCTATCTCGGGGAGCCGAATGGCGGGTCGATCACGATCAACCAGGATTTCATGGCCGAAGCCATGAGTCCCGATCAGGTCCGGGCATTGAGTGACGCGGTCGCCAAGGGCCAACTGTCCCTGGAGACAATGTGGACGAAACTCCAAGAGGGCGAATGGTTGCCGGACGACTTTGATCCGAAGGTGGAAATGGACCGCTTGCAGCGATCGGGCGCGATCTTGGGAGCGGAGCCAGAAGCGAACGTCCAGGACGCATGACGCGTATCATCGCGGAGATCGGGATCAACCACAACGGCGATCTCGACCTCGCCCTCCAACTGATCGACCTCGCCCACGAGTGCGGGTGCGATTGCGTGAAGTTCCAGAAGCGCACCGTGGAGATTGTCTATTCCCCCGAAGCCTTAGCGAGTCCGCGGTGTAGCCCCTGGGGAACGACCAACGGGGACCAGAAGCGGCACTTGGAGTTCGGTCGGCGGGAGTACGATGCCATCAACGAGCACTGCCACACGCTGGGGATCGCTTGGTTTGCCTCAACCTGGGACCTCCCCAGCCTGGAGTTTCTGAAGCCCTACGCGCTGCCCTACAACAAGGTGGCCTCGGCAATGCTGACGCACGATCTATTGGTGGAATCAGTAGCGGCCGAAGGCAAAGAGACATTCATCTCGACGGGTATGAGCACGCTGAGCCAGGTGCAACATGTCGTAGATGCGTTTCGCTCGTTTCGCTGTCCCTTCGTCCTAATGCACACCGTGAGTACCTACCCCACGCCGGACGATCAACTCAACCTGCGGTGCCTGGAGACGCTACGGAAGCTCCACCCGCGCGTGGGCTACTCAGGCCATGAAGTCAGCCCCCTGCCCTCCATCATCGCTGCGGCGTTGGGGGCCGAGGTCATTGAGCGGCACATCACATTGGATCGCTCCATGTATGGGAGTGACCAAGCGGCATCGCTGGAGCGCCGGGGGCTGGAAGTGCTGGTGGACGGCATCCGGCGACTGCCGGGCTATCTCGGGGACGGGGTCAAACGGCTGATGCCGGGCGAGGCGGAAGTGTCTAAGAAACTGCGCTATTGGGAGGGAGCGTGAAGTGTCTACTTTGCGGCTCCGACTACTTGTTGACCGTCACCACCGAGCTCCGGAACGGGCCGGGCGAAGTCCTCCGGTGTGGGGCCTGTGACCTGGAGATGCTGAACGGCAAGCTGGTGGACTATGCCCAGGCGTACCGAGACAGCCATGGGCCGGCCCTCGGACAGCGGAGCACCCCGGCCGAGCTCTTCGAGGCCTATCGTCCCCACCAAGAGCACCGGGTCGCGCTGCTCAAGCCGCTGTTCACGGAAACGACCCGCGTGCTGGAGATCGGGTGTTCCGCCGGCCAATTCCTCGATGCCATCAAACCCCATGTCAAGGAAGCCGTGGGTGTCGAGCCTGATCCGGAGGCTGCCGCGTATGCCCGTGAGCGCTCGGGCTGCTCGGTCTACGGCAGCCTGAAGGAACTCCCCAAGGGCACGTTTGGCTTGCTCTGCTACTTCCAGGTGGTGGAGCACCTGACCAATCCCCTGGAGGAAATCCGCGCCGCGCTGCCGTACCTCGCGCCGGAAGGCGTGCTCTGCATCGAGCTCCCGAGTCTCCGCGATCCCCTGCTCACGGTGTACCAAAACGCGGCGTATCGGAAGTTCTACTACCACGAGGCGCACCGCTGGTACTTCTCACCCAAGAGTCTGCGGGCGCTCTGTGAACAGCTCGGGTTCGCGGGCGACATCTACGGGGTGCAGGACTACACCTTCCTGAACCATCTCCACTGGGTGTTCACCGGGCGGCCGCAGGCGTCCTGCGAGGAGGGATTGGTGGCGAAGTGGCCGGCGCACCCGCCGCAGTTACCGGAAGTGCTGGACGATTTCGCGGTGGCCGTGGACCAGCGCTACAAGACCTTCCTCGCGCAGATCGGGTGTACCGAAAACATCACGTTTGTCGGGAAGCGGCCATGATCCTCGGCCTGATCCCCGCTCGTGGCGGGAGCCGCAGGATGCCCCGCAAGAATCTTGCGCCCCTGGCCGGCAAACCGCTGCTCGAATGGACCTTCGA